CCGTACATGAACGACGTCGAAGACGCCGGAAGCGTGAGCCACATCATGCTGACCGAGCGTCCGGCAAGCAGCGACGCTGTCTTGCGCTCTCGCTTTGCCAAGTTCGACCCGGCGATGCGGAATGCAAAGAACCTGAGCGCAGGCGTCGCCGCCGGTGCCATCGGCGCATCCCAATACGACCCCGACGCCATCGAAACCACCGCCACGCGGGTGCGTGAGAATAAGTTTGCGGCTGGCGGCGCTGTCAAATACGATCCGGCTGCAGTAGACGGCATCATCAACAAACTTCGCGAGGTCAACCGTGGCTGATATGGATGAGAACGACGACTTGCTCGAAGGCGAGATGGTGGAGCTGATGGACGAGACCTCCGAGGTCGAGGACACCGAAGACGGTGGTGCTATCATTCGTCTTGAGAACGAAGAGCAAAACCGCGAGAGCCTTGAGCACTTCTCCAACATCGTTGACGAGGTTGACCCGCGCCAGCTTGAAGATGCCGTGCAGGATCTCCTCGAAAAGATCGAACGCGACAAGGAAGCCCGCGAAAAGCGCGACAAGCTTTACGAGGAGGGTCTGCGTCGTACTGGGCTTGGCGATGACGCCCCCGGCGGCGCGCAGTTCAACGGCGCGAACAAGGTCGTCCACCCCATGCTGGTCGAGGCCTGCGTGGACTTTTCCGCGCGCTTCATGAAGGAAGTCTTCCCGGCGACCGGCCCGGTCAAGAGCAAAATCTACGGCGAGTCTGACAAGAGCAAGGTCGAGAAGGCCCAGCGCAAGACCGCCTTCATGAACTGGCAGACCACCGAGCAGATGACCGAGTTCCGTGGCGAGCTGGAGCAGCTTAGCACGCAGCTGCCCCTCGGCGGCGGGCAGTACATGAAGTTCATGTGGAACCCGCAGCATCGCCGACCGTCCAGCGAATTCATCCCAATTGACGACGTCTACCTGCCGTTCGCCGCCACGAACTTCTACACCGCCGAGCGCAAGACGCACGTCCAGTACATCACCAAGATGGAGTACCAAAAGCGCGTCAAGTCGGGCATGTACCGCGACGTCGACATCGGCATGCCCGAAGACCCGGACTTCAGCAAGGCCAGCAAGGCCAACGACAAGATCGAAGGGCGCAAGGAGACCAGCTACAACGAGGACGGCCTGCGCACGGTCTTCGAGATCTACACCTACCTTGAATTCGATGATGGCGAGCTGAGCCCGTACATCCTGAGCATCGACAAGTCGAGCGGCGAGGCTCTGTCGCTCTACCGCAACTGGGAGCCCGAGGACGCATACCGCAAGGAGCTGGACTGGATCGTTGAGTTCCCGTTCGTGCCGTGGCGCGGCGCGTACCCCATCGGCCTGACCCACATGATCGGCGGCCTGAGCGGTGCAGCCACCGGCGCGCTGCGTGCTCTCCTCGACAGCGCCCACATCCAGAACATGCCGACGCTGCTTAAGCTGAAGGGCGGCCCGAACGGCCAGACCATCAACCTGCAGCCGACCGAGGTTGTCGAGATGGAGGGCGGCGCGCTGATCGATGACGTGCGCAAGCTCGCCATGCCGATGCCGTTCAACCCGCCAAGCCCGGTCCTGTTCCAGCTCTTGGGCTTCTTGGTCGACGCGGGCAAGGGCGTGGTGCAGACCTCGTTCGAGAAGCTGTCTGACCAGAACCCCAACCAGCCGGTCGGCACGACCATGGCGCTGATTGAGCAGGGCATGGTGGTGTTCTCCAGCATTCACTCGCGCCTGCACAGCGCGATGGCTCGGTGCTTCAAGATCCTGCACCGCATCAACTCGGCCTACCTGACCGACGAGGACATTGAGGCTCAAGCTTCCGGGCTTGAGATCGACCCGTCAGACTTTGACGGCCCGCTGGATGTCGTCCCGGTCAGCGACCCGGCGATCTTCAGCGAGACCCAGCGGTTCGCCCAAATTCAGGCGATCATGCAGCGGGCGCAGGCGATGCCGCAGATGTATGACCCGCGCAAGGTCGAGATGATGTTCCTGCGCACCCTAAAGGTGCCGAGCGAGGAGGTGCTGCAGCCTGAGCCCGCCAGCGAGGATCTCGACCCGGTCAGCGAGAACGTGGCAGCGGCCATGGGGCGGCCGGTGTACGTTCTGCCGCGTCAGGATCACCTTGCCCACATCATGACGCACATGGCGTTCCTGAAGTCACCGCTCTTGGGTGCCAACCCGTCCATCATGCCGACGTGCATCTACGCGCTGTCTCAGCACCTGAAGGACCACGTGCTGAACTACTATCTGGTGGAGGCGCACAATGCCGTCGACAAGGCGCAGCGTGAGGAGCTGATTGAGGAAAATGCCGAGCAGCAGGTCAAGCTGATCGTCCAAGTGCAGCAACTGATCGAACAGCAGCTCGGGCAGTTCGGCCAAGAGCTTGCCGCCCTCACCCAGTTCGCCGATCAGTACAAGCCGCAGCCGCCGATGCCGCCGGACAACACCATGCAGATCGCGCAGCTCAACGCTCAGCTTCAGGGTCAGTCGCTGCAGGAGCGCGCTCAGTACAACCAGATGCGCGTCCAGATCGACCAGCAGAAGATGCAGCTCGACCAGCAGAAGATGCAGCAAGATCAGCAGCTTGAGGCAGCCAAGCTGGCCGACCGCCAGCAGGATCGCATGGAGAAGCTGCAGGCTGAGCAGATGAAGCAGATGTCCGAGAGCGAGCGCACCGCAGCCGAGATTGCCGCACGCGAGCGCATGAACACGGCGGACAACGACACCGCGAAGTTGCTCGCCGCAGCCGAGATGGCGACAGGCGAGAGGGTCGCTGTGAGCACCGGAACCGGCATCAACCCCAACCCATGATAGGAGAACGTCATGAGCGACGACCCCAACAAGTCCAAAGAAGTCCAGATGAACAGCGCCATGGTTAAGCAAAAGCACCGCATGGCGGCAGGCGAGAAGGTCGACGGGCAGTCGCTGCCCCCGGCTCCGAAGCCTGAGAAAAACCAAGCGTGAGCATTGAAGCTAAAATTCTAAACCGCCTCAAGGCAGAACAGCAGCAGTTCGCTGTTGACGCCTTGAGGCGGCCACAAGATCGCGATGCCTTCGAGTACGGGTATCGTGTTGGCATTGTTGCCGGATATGAGGCATCAATTAACGTACTCTTGAAACTTCTAGACGAGGAGAAACATAGTGACAACGACCTCTGAGAACGCAATGGCGGAGGCTTTCCCGGACGTAAATCCGGGCGTGCAGCCTTTCGGTAGCCGCGTTCTGGTTCAGATTCGGACCCCCAAGGCGATGACTGCAGGTGGGCTAATCCTCCACACCGAGTCGCGGGATACGGAAAAGTGGAACACGCAGGTGGCCAAGGTCATCAGCACGGGCCCGCTCTCTTTCAAAAACCGCAACACGCAGGAGAGCTGGCCAGAAGGCCAGTGGTGCAAGCCGGGTGACTTCGTTCGCGTGCCCAAGTACGGCGGCGACCGTTGGGAAGTCCCCTTGGACAAGCGCACGTCCAACGGCGACATGGAGTCCGCTATGTTCGTGATCTTTAACGACCTTGACATCATCGGGCAGGTGACCACAGACCCGCTGGCGATCAAGGCATTCATCTGAAAGGAGATGAAGGATGGCTGAGACACTTCGAGAAAATGACGACAACGACGAGGACATCGTCATTGTTGAAGACGAGAGCAAGCTCTCGCAGAACGTCGATGACGACGATGATGATCAGGATGATGACCCGGTCGGCCGATCTAACGATGACGACGGGTCTGATGACGAGCGCGAGGCGATCCGCGAGCGCCGCCGTCAGGAGAAGCAAGACCGCAAGCTGCGCCGCGATGAGGCCATCAAGCGTGACAAGCTAGAGCTGGACTTCCTGCGCAAGCGCAATGATGACCTTGAGCGCCGCGTGTCGGTGCAAGAGCAGCGTGCCCACAAGCTGGACTTGGGTGCCTATGACACCGAGATTGCTCGGGCGTCCAAGGAAGCCGAGATGGCTGACCGTGTCATCGCCAAGGCGGTGGCAGTTGGCAATGGCGAAGACGTCACGCAGGCCATGCGCTACCGTGACCAAGCCTTGGCCCGCATCCAGCAACTCAATGCGCAAAAGCAGCAGGCCGCCCAGCAAGCGCCGAAGCAGCAGCAGATCGATGACATCACGCTGACTTATGCGAAAGAGTTCATCGCAGACAACCCTTGGTACGACGCCCAAGGCCGCGATGAAGACTCGGCCATTGTCATCGCAATCGACCAATCTCTCTCCAAGGACGGCTACGACCCGCGCTCCCCGGACTACTGGGACGAGCTGCGCCGTCGTGCTGCGCGCCGACTGCCGGAACGCTTTAACCCCAAGACAAAGCGTGCCGCAGACACCGAAGATCGCGTCGAGACCCGCCGCGAGCCCCGTGGTGGCCCCGCCGTCGGCTCGGGCCGAGAGCACGCGCCCGCCAGCACTCGCAAGGAGATCTACGTCTCCCCCGAGCGCAAGCAGGCGCTCATTGAGGCTGGAGTGTGGGACGACCCCGTACTGCGCGCCAAATACGTCAAGCGCTATGCCGAGTACGACCGGCAGACACGCTCTTGACCGGGATTGTGTTTTTAGACATCCCGACTTATAGTTCAACCAATCGCTGGAAGGAGCGAGTAGCATGACAGACGAACGACTAAAGAAATCCGCTGGAGATGGTCGCGAAAACAGAGCGCTGACAGATCGCGCAGTAACTGAAAATCGCGAGATTTCTGATGACGAGCGGGTTGAGATGTTCCGTCAGCAGTTTTTTCAGTCCTCTCTACCGGACTTGCCTAAGATCCCCGGCTGGCACATGTGCTGGCTGACGACCACAAACCCGCGCGACTCCATCCACATGCGGATGCGTCTGGGTTATGAACCCGTGAAGCCGGAAGACATTCCCGGCTGGGACTACGCCACGCTGAAGACCGGCGACTGGGCGGGGTTCATTGGTGTGAACGAGATGCTCGCGTTCAAGCTGCCGATTTCTCTCTATGAGAAGTACATGCTTGAGGCGCATCATCACGCACCGTTGCGCGAGGAAGAGAAGCTCACCGACACGGCTGAGTTCTTGGAGCAGCAGGCTAGATCTTCTAAGTCAAAGCTGCAGATCGGGGAAGGCAACTTGGAGATGGGGCATGACCGAGAGGCCATGTTTGACCTCTCATGACGCAACCCTTTGACCAATCAGGAGGTCACTATGTCTTCGACTAGCGCACCCTTTGGTTTTCGTCCGTCTTACCACAACAGTGGCCAGATGCGCCCGAAAGCCTACACGATCGCTAGCACCTATGCGGCCAACATCTTTTCGGGTGACCCCGTAAAGCTGACCGACAACGGTGTTATCCAGCTCGGCACCAGCGATGGTACTCGTTCCGGCACCACCGACGGCATCACGCTGCTCGGTGTCTTCGCTGGCTGCCAGTACCTCGATGCCTCGGGCAAGCCGACCATCAGCCCCTTCTGG